CTCGAGTGCACTTTGCTAACCAAAAACTGGTTGCAGGAAGCAAGAAGTCATTAGAAAATATGACGATCTGCACGACATGTCTTGCCCACTCTTCCAAGTGTGAGTGCAAGGTTCAGTCGTTCGAAGAGGTGTATAACTTCACGAAGACCGTTGCTACCGAAACAGTCTCTGTGGCAGCTTCTTGTTCACCATATGTGGCCACCGCTCTCTTTGTGAGTGGCGCTTCTATTGGTTGTCAGCTTTATGATTTCCAGAACTTGAAGGCTCGCATGCGGGCCGCTGGGCGGTATGTTAAGCCAGATGTTTTCGATTGGGCTTCCACATATGGAGCCAATTTGATCAATGCATCTGTTCGCAAGAGTGCGATGGGTTACGCTTTACCTGTGATGAAAGCGGCCACAACGAGCAAGAAGTTTGTCAAGCACACTCTCTCGAAACTTGTCGAGGTGCGAAACAAGTTAGCAAAAGCTGGCTTTGCACTCGATGAGCGATTCCAAATGGAACGTGAGATGATGCGAGACTACTTTTATGCACAAGGTGAGAAAGTTCGCCTTTGTGTGGCTCGTGGCAACAAATACCTGCTGGCAGCAGTTGCTGGCATTCCATTGATGATGGGAGTTTATGCTCTTTATAAATCATGGACTAGTTTGGGAATTCAGGGCACAACTGTGCCTGGATCTATCCTTACAAAACAGGACGCCAAGGAAAATCCTTGGTTCCGGGATGAGTATGAGCCCTCCACGTTTGAAGTGGGTCGCTTAGCGTCATCTTGGAAAGCTTTGCCCTTCGGAGACGTTGTGAGTAAGATTTCCCGCAATGTTGGGTTTGCTAGATTTGCATACACTTCAGCAGCAGGGGTCAAAGCTTCACGTCCCGGACGTTTCCTATGTTTGGGCGGTCACTTTTGTGTGGCTAACTCACATTGTGTACCAGAGTATGGTGACGTTCAGGCTCACGTGATAACCACGCCAGTGGGTGACGGAATCAATGGAAATTTCGTCATTCGTCTTACTCAAAGAGACATCTATCGTCCGGTTGGAACTGACTTTGCCTTCTTTCGGCTTAACAATATGCCACCAAAAGCAAATTTGTTCAACTGTTCCAGGAGAAGCTTTTCGCACTGTCTGTGATGGTGCCAAGATCTTCCGAGATGATAACGGTCAGATCCGCACGATGCCTGTGAAGGGCATTCAGTATACCGTGAATGAGGTGAACGAGAAACTCGCAAAGGGGATTTTCCCTTCATGGAAGTGTACTGGAACCTACAATACAGTAGCTGGTGATTGTGGAGCACCTCTTGTCGGTAATACACCACAGGGGCCTCACATTCTTGGACTCCACCAACTAGGAGGATCAAGTATGTTGAGTGCTAGTGTACAACTCACACGTGAACTTGTCGATCAGGCTATTGAACACTTCCAGGAACCTGTGATTCAGTGTGGAGTGCCATACTTGAGTGATCCTGAGGATAAACCAATTCCCTTGGACCCCATTCACTATAAGGCGCCTGTGCGTTTCATTGAGGATGGTGTAGCATATGCTTATGGAAGTTTCCCTGGATGGCGCCCAAGTCACAGTTCAGAGGTCTGCGACACCTATATCCGTAAGGAGATGGAGGAGCGCGGATACGAAGTGAAGACTGGTAAACCAGTTATGAAAGGGTGGAAGCCCTGGCATCTGGCAACGAAGGATATTGTCCAACAAACGTTCCAGGCTGACCAGGCTACCATCGATGACTGTGTTGATGCTTACGCTAATGACATCCTGAGCGAACTGTCTGCTGAAGACCTATCTGAGATTATTGTGCTCACAGATTTGGCCGCAGTGAACGGAATACCAGGTGTCAAGTACGTCGACAAGATGAACCGAAACACTTCTATGGGTTGGCCATACAACAAGAAGAAGAAATACTTCATGTCTGAGCCTCACCAGGAAGATTTGTGGAACGATGCTGTTGATTTTGACGACGCATTTTACACACGTGTTGAGAGAATTCTTGATAATTACCGTTCTGGCACAAGGCATATGCCAGTTTTCATGGGCCACCTCAAGGATGAGGCTACAAAGTTCTCCAAGATTGAAACTGGTGCCACTCGACTTTTCTTGGGTGCACCTGCTGATTGGTCTTTCGTTATGCGGAAGTATCTGCTGACGTTTGTGCGCGTTCTCCAGAACAATAAGTATCTGTTTGAAGCTGCACCAGGCACCAACGCAACGTCGATGGAATGGGAAGAAATGTACCGTTACCTCACGTTCTTTGGAAAAGATCGAATGATTGCTGGAGATTTCGGCAAGTTTGACAAGAAGATGGTTGCTCAATGGATTTTGGCAGCTTTCAAGGTCATTGATCGTGTTCTTGTTCGTGCTGGATGGTCTCTTGAAGATCGTCGCATCGTTTCTTGTTTAGGATCCGACACAGCCTTCCCTCTGTGCAATTTGAACGGAGATTTGGTTGAATTTTGGGGATCTAATCCCTCTGGTCACCCACTCACAGTCATTATCAATTCCATAGTGAATGCGCTGTACATGCGCTACGCTTGGAAAAAGGGAGGAAATGAACTTGCCAATTTCAAGAAGCAGGTTCATCTTATGACCTATGGTGATGACAATGCCATGGGAGTTTCCGTTGAAGCTCAAAACTTCAGCCATACCACCATACAGGAGGAAATGGCTAAGATTGGTGTTCGGTACACGATGGCAGATAAGTCATCTGAGAGTGTGCCATATATCAATATCTCCGAGTTTTCCTTTCTCAAGCGCTGTTGGCGCTGGGAGCCGGAATTAGGAGCCCATGTGGCTCAATTGGAAGAAGATTCGATTGCAAAGATGCTCACCAAGTGTTTGCCGAGTAAAGTGGTCTGCCCTGAGAAGCAGGCTGTTGATCTCATGCATAACGCCATGGGCGAGTATTTCTATTACGGTCGAGATATCTTCGAAAAGAAGCGTGCCATGTTCAGTGAGGTGATTCAGAAATTGGATCTCACTCCGTACGTGGTACGTGACCTCCCCACCTTCGACATTATGATCGAGGGTTATAAGGAGGCGTCGAAAGACATTTGCTTCAAGTGGTAAACACTTGGGGCACCGGGCTTAAACTATAAAGTCCAGCACAGCGAAACCAAAATGTAGTCGTAATCAGGCAGTTACCTAAGCCAAGATCTCGTTGGGAACGAGACGGCCGAAGGGGTCTGAGCGAACGGGTATGAGAGCAACCCTCTCGGTGGTGTTTACCACAGGGCTTAACCGTCCCAAAACAACCCAAACTCACTTACGCTCTTGTCTATGGGAATAACCAAGAGTGGAATTATTTCCCGGAAAAACAATTTCAAAATGCTTTGATTCTGTTGTGGAGGCTGTGAGGCCCACTCAGAGGAGCAAGAAATCCTCACAAACAAATTTTACGCCCGTGTCACATCCCAACGATCCATTGGAAGATCGTCTTTATGGTGATGGTATGCGGGTGCAGTCTGAGGAGACTGCAACTGATTCCACGACGTTGGAGAAGGTCGTAGCCGAAAACATTACATTCCGTGATGGTGCACTTTCAGAGCGCATCACCATGGGAGATATGTCTGCTGGCGATTACGATGCTGATTCCGATGTTATTGGTGGTCTTGGCACTTTCCTCAGTCGTCCGGTTCGTATTCACGATTTCGTCTGGCAAGAGAGTACATTCTATAGTTCAGGAATAAATCCCTGGCAGTTGTATTTCAACACAGCGCAAATTAAGAAGAAGCTTGATAATTACGGTCGAATAAGGTGCAAGTTGCACCTCAAGTTTGTCCTCAACGCTTCTCCCTTCTACTACGGTAGTCTGCGCGCTTGTTACTTTCCTCTACAAGATGCTCGTGCGACCTACACGAACACAGCTGACCAACTTCCTTTCTCACAAGTACCTGGTGTATATCTAGAACCTCAGAATATGTCAACTGCAGAGATGACCTTACCTTTCCTCTACCCCCACAACTGGTTGAATACCACTGCAGCAGTGAACTTCACCAATATGGGTTACCTCCACTTTTTGCAATTCGCAAATTTGCGTTCAGCTAATGGAGTGACCGGAGCAGGCATTAACGTGTCTGTTTATGCGTGGGCAGAAGAGGTTGAGGTTATGGGACCTACCACAGTGTTGGCATTGCAGTCTGATGAATATGAGGAAGCTAATGGTACAATCTCAGGACCAGCAACGGCTGTTGCCAATGTTGCTGGAAGGTTAACTGACACTCCAGTCATAGCACCTTTTGCCATGGCAACCCAGGTTGGGGCCAAGGCAGTTGCTAGTATTGCGAAGCTGTTTGGTTATTCCAATCCACCGATGATTGATGATGTCCATCCCTACCAACCAAAGACTTTTCATGCTTTTGCTAACACAGAAACTCGCATGCCCATAGATAAGCTTGCGATTGATCCGAAGAATGAAGTGACCATCTCTCCTAAAGTAACTGGAGTGGATGAAGAAGATCCCCTTGCTTTTACGAACTTGCTAACGCGAGAGAGTTTTGTGCAAGGGACTTTATGGTCGGGTTCGACGCCTGTGGATACTTTGCTTTGGTCCGCAAAGGTAGCGCCTGTTTACATGTCGAATTCAGGTTCAGTCTACACCACCACGCCAGCTAGTTATGTCAGTCAAATGTTTCGTTACTGGCGTGGTACGATGATTTACAAGTTTCGTATCATCAAGACCAAGTACCACAAGGGACGGCTAATCATATCCTGGGATCCGCTTGCGAATAATACGCTAACTGCGGACACAGAAACGACAACACTGACCCGTATCGTTGATTTGGAACTGGAAGATGAAGTGATCTTTGTGGTGCCATATAAGGCTACTACACCGTATCTGAAGACCATCGAGACAGGTGGTAATTCATACTTCAGTAACGGCACAACACCTGCTTATGCTTTGACTCCAACGATTTCCAATGGTGCTGTAACCGTACGTGTGCAGAATACACTAACAGGGCCAGCTGCTTCACCTTCAATTGATATTTTGGCGTATGTCTCTTGTGGTGAGGATTTTCAATTCGCTGTTCCAAAGGATATTTCACCTCGGTGGACTGCTGCTGATCCTACAGGGGTTATTCAGTCAGAAGACCAGATGGAACCAATTGATGGAGGAACTGTTTCGCCTGATGCGAAGATGGCAGCTATCACATTCGGTGAATCCTTAGCTTCTCTTCGCCCTCTCCTGCATCGCACTTCTTTGAGTGTGCAGCAGACGTTGGGAGATCCAACTGGTGCCGCAGTTGGTAGAGTGCATGTCTTACAAGGATATTTCCGTTTTCCTCAGGGGATTGGACGTAATCCGGATGGATATTCACGAGCCACTATTTCTGCAGCAAGTGTACCTTATTCCTACTGCACAAATCACCCAATAGATTGGGTATTGAATGCCTTTGTAGGAGTGAGAGGCTCTACAAATGTCCACTTTGAAACATTAGGTGGCGGAATCAATGCCTTAGAGGGCGTGTCGGTCGAAAGAACAGATATTTCCCCATTATCACTTGGTGGTGGTTCTGCAGTGCGCAATTCCTACTCTCTTCAGGTTAGTCCTGCAAGTGTCGGTAATGTTGCACGTTTCGTTACTCAGCTAGTCACAGGTGCTCAAACCTTCACTCTTTCGGGTCAATCTGGTATGTCTGTGACATCACGTTTGGCCCAACCTGCTCTTTCAGTATCTGTTCCGCAGTACACGAACGCAAGATTTACACTTGCTTTCAAAAACTCGCGGTATAACAATATTGAGACTGGTGTGGAGGAGTATGACACCTTGGTTTTGAGCACAGATTTTGTCAATGGTGTGTCTCCAGTTGTGAGTACATCACCTTGGCCCGTGGTCAACGTGTATTATGGTGCGGGAGTGGATTTTCAACCCATTTTCTTCCTATGCACGCCACGTTTGTTTGTGGAAACAAATCCACTTGCTGTCAATTAGCAGCCGGGTGGGACTATCTAAAGTCCCATACAAATAAACTATAGTAAATAAAGATCTCCGTGTCCGATGCGAGAGATGCTAACCCCAAGCAAAGATTTGACCATCCTGCAGCAATGTAGATGGCGTCGGTCTTCCTGGTCCTGGAGGTGTACCAATATGTTCTGTTGAACATGTGTAAGTGCACCCTTAAAAGGGATGGAAGGCCATAGATGACTTAAAAGTCCTGGTTAGAAAGTAAAACAAGTTTAAACCGCTTCGAAGTGTTCCTTTATGAGATCAACTCATCCTGGCGGTTTTCCGTCAGGGTGAGATTCAGTCTCATGCTTGTCATTGTACAAGTTGGAAATTTTTAATCGGTGATGGCTTGCAAAGTCA